CTTTTGCCGGTCGGCTTTATCCATCAACTTTTTGAATAGGTTATTAGTCATCTCCCCAATATCACGCCACACACCCACAGGAGCAACCGGCAGTGGATTATCCGGCACTGGCGGCGTCAAACTACCAAAAGAATATGGCCCCTCCGATGGGCCAAAATAATCCTCGATTTTTAGAAAGTCTTCAAATTGTGCCTGATATGGATTAGGAATATAGGCTCTTGCTTGTGCTTCAGGAATCCAAAGTTTTACTACATCAACATACTCCTGAATTGCCTTCATTTCCAATGCTTTACTTTGTTCTTGAGTAAGTTCTTCCGCCCGTTTATCTCCAAGCGGTTTGGAAAAAGATAAAGGTAATGCCCGCACTAAATCTTTATCCCATCCATCGGCATCTAATAATTTCTGGCGTGGAACTTGAATATTGTGTCCGATGAAAACTGCTTTATCTAATGAACGACAAAGTGGATCAATCGTTAAATCATCTCCGCTAATTATATCGGTGAAAATTTGCCCAGGGTCAACATTTATATCCGGCCCCAATGCTATCAGGTTATCCGACTCGGCAATACCAGTTTCAAGTATGGTCATTCCAAAACACATATCCACTATTGCCGCCCGAAGAATGGCTTTCATCTTCAGTTGTTCTTGTAATTCATTTAGACCAAGTCCCAAAAGTTCAGCATAATCTTTGTGGGCAAGGATTTTGGTAGTGACTTTATTAACTGGGTTTTTGAGTACAAGATTTGGCACAAGTGCCCGTATTGCCATAAAGACAAGATTGATAGGCTTATCACCGGTCAATCCTGCCTTCTCAAGCATATATTGTGAAAGGTAATCCTTGATGAACATCACCCGATTTCTACGAAACTGTTTCAGGCGTTCAAACCCCTCTTTTGCCGTTTCACTAATCTTGTTTGCCGTCAATTCTACCGGCATCCTTTTCCTCCACTCCTATACAAATACCTAAAGGCGGTTTACAATAAACATTACATGATTTATTATCCCACTTACAATTAACACACCTCACATAGTCAAAAAGTGATAAAAAATATAATATCTTTTTGAAAAACTTTCTCATTTCATCCCCCTATGCAAATGAAAATTTCTGCCGCCACCCTTTTGATTTTTGGCGTGACTTCATCTTTTGCTCATATCGCCAACCAAAACTTCTATACGGGGCCATTTTCTGTTGTCCCCTCGGTTTGGCTACTTCCTTATCTTCCACTGTCAGAGCATCGGCCATAACTATATCGCCATGAAGCAACCACTCTGCCGCCGATTTATCGCTTAATTCTGCTGGCCCCACTCTTTTACTTGGGTAATGAATATAATATTTTGCCTGTTCAAGCCCCCGTTTATCGTGGTTTATAATTTTCCCTTGCATCAACGCCCGTTCATAGGCCCGAAGCAAAAGTTCTTTACTTTCTTGACTTACATGGAAGCCATATTTACCTTTTTTCTTATCAGTTACTTTACCAATCGTGCTTGATACATAATAAAATGGATAATGAAACTCCTTAACCAACAAATAACCTAAGTCCCATCCTGGCCCGTTGTTTTCCCATTTGAGATAGGGTAATCTTTGAGGGTTAGCTCCCCCAGTCCATAATGCAAGTCCCACAATAATTCTTGCAAATTCATAAGGGGGGGTGTTTCTACATTTCCATTTTGCAATAATTTCACCTGATTGCTTACATTTAATACTAATAACTGATTCAGAAGCTCCTTGGCCTTTTGAAGTGTCAATTCCAAAGATATAAGTTTTGCTTTGGTCTGGTCGTCCATTTATCAAACCCCCCCAAATTTCTAACTTGCCATTTTTCGATTTTACAATTGAATATGCTTTTTCATCCCGCCTTTGTAAAATTCTGGGAATTGCATCATTGGCAATGCCCTTTTTCAAAATAATGTTATAATGTTCCTTTGGTTCACTGCCAAAAAGGACAATATGTTTATCAATTACCGATAAAGTAAAAAATGAATCCCCCGCTTCAATATCCTTCCCCAAAACTTCACTGGCTATTTCTTTTGGAGTACACCATTCATATAATTTTTCCAACCAGGGGGATGAAATAGAATATTCTTTAGTGATAGAATCCTGTTTGACAAATCGGCCTTTGCCTTTTTCTGGGTGATTCCAGAACATCAAACTAAAAACATCAATTTGTCCTGAATTCTTCCATCGGGAATACTCTGTCCCAGCCCCCAAAGTAGTAGAATTCACAATTCGACATGGAGCAACATGAGCAGTTGAAGTCCGAATGGCTGCCCCCTCATCAACCATCGCAAATTCATCGAGCAATAATACAGCCGCTCTATCGGCCCGCATAGCGTGTTTCTGAGTTGATTCACCGCCGATAGTAGTTTTAATTAATTCATTATGAATCCGCATCTTTGTCCGATTGCTTTTCCCCCTTATTTTTACTTCAGGGGGGCACATCCAATCGGGCAAATAAGCATTAATATAATCATGTTTCCAAAATAGTGACTTTGAAAGCCCACTATCAACTAAATCCTCTACTCGTGACATTTCACGGATTTCTGTACCTGGGCGGAAAAGCCAGAGCCAATGAAGATATTCCAAACAACACCATGATGCCCCCATATCACGGGATTTATCAATCAACCCATCTTTACCTTTTTCAAAATGATCATTAAGCCAATCAAATAATTCATCTTGAATTTCCCACGTAATCATTGGCTGATGTGGTTCAGTAGATGGAACCTGCTTTCCAGTTTCAGGATTAGTCTCAAATTGATGATAAGTAAACGCCCAAGTGTTTACCCAAAAAAGATAACTTTCCGCCGAAGCCGCCAGCAAATCCTGCTGCATAGCATAATCATTTTCCGCTTTCTGAAGTAATTTTTCCCGCCATGCAAGATTCTCGTTTTTCCATTTGGGGACTTTGATTCCTGTTTTAGAATCCACCCAAAATCGGCGACCAGATGGAAATGGTTCAGGAAGCTGCGGGCATTTGAGAAGTCCAGTCCCTATCATCACCTTCGTCCACAACACTATCCACTATTTGATTTAATCTATTTTTCCCCCGCTCCGATATTTGTTTTGGAATTGGTCTCCGTTCTTTTTGTTCTTCTACCCCGATACCAGCCCGCCCTTCAATTCTGTCTAATACTAATTTCCTATATTCCAATCGCAATTTTTTATCGCCACATTTAAGAGCCTCATCCCAAATGTCCCTCGCCAATGCTTCCGCTTTAGAAATCAATTTAGGTTGTGGGTTGTCTTCTTCTGTAGAATCGGCAACAAAAGTTTCAGTTTTTTTATTCCCGATTGCTCGAATATAAGTAGAGACCAATCGCTCATTTCGGACTTTTTCGCCGACTTGACGGAGTTGTTTATTTTCTTTTGGCATTTATGAAGCTCCAAAACTGTTTGCTTTTATCTGTACTTCTGGACAATTATCTTGTGGATAATCTATACCAACCTGTATCCAACCTTTACCATTACATCCATGACAAATCTTTTCAGCTTCACCATTTAATTTAATGCCCGAAATTTCAATACCATCAATATATCTCAAAATTCCATTTCCTAAACAAATTGGACATTTTTCAGCATGTGTCATTTTTATTTCCCCCATTTATCTCTTTTCAAACCATTGACAATCATTAGTCTTATTAATTTTTCGTGGGCGTCTTATTGTTTTAGATCGTTTATTTCGCCATTATCAACCTTTTCTAACAAATTTCTTAAATCCCTACCAAAATGAAGCCCGCTATTATTTGGATAAACCATGCTTTTATATACACAAAGCAAACAACAATCATTCATCATTACAAAATCATATACAAGTTTGCTTTCATCATAAGATTTGGCACAAACAACACATATTTTATTTTTCTTTGACATTTTATCCCCTCACTTTTCGGGCCAATGCTCTTTTAGCAGCCCGCTCTGGTAACTTTCTACCCTTGACTTCTTTCAAATGTCTTTTTGCTTCTGTTTTACTTAAACTTGGAGCTTTATGACTATTAGATACTGCCACTCCAAATAATCGTCTTTGTTTTTCTGATACTATCGGCGTATGTTTTCTTCCGCTTTTTGGACAGCCTGCTCCTGACATTATTCCGCTTCCTTCAATTCCTGAATTGCCAAATATTTATTTAGCATCAATTGGCATATTTTTGCTGGTATACAAAAATTCATCCCTTCTTCATTTGGAATATGCCACGAACAAATTCCTAAAATATTATTATCTCCATCAAAAATCGGACTACCTGAATTACCTGGAACAAGGGGACAATCGGTAATAAAAACATTTTTGCCCTTAACAAAATCATCTTCTACATTAACAGCAGAAATTATACCCCGAGTCATCACTGGGAAGTATGCATATGGATTACCAATTGCCCAAACTGTTTCTCCAACTATGGCATCATCAAATTTTGCCACTAATTCTTTTTCAAGTGTTCTGATATAGATTAATCCCAAATCAGCTTCAGATTCTTTATACCAACTCACAGCCAAATGCTTTTTGCCATCGGGCCAAACAATTTGAATTTCATTAGCGTCTTCAACTATGTGGCCAGCAGTTATCAAAAGGTCATCGGCGACAAAAACTCCTGTCCCCTGCCGTTGTTCTTCGTATCGGCTCTCAACTTTGATTTTTACAATAGTTGGCTGTTGATTGGGCCGTAAATAAGAAAGAGCCGTTGGAGCAATAAACAAGTAAGATAAAATAGTAAATATAATAAATGTAATAATCGGCAGAATAATCTTTTTCATCATCCACCCCCAATTAAATTTGCTGACATAATTCAACTAAAATATCACCGTGACAAGGCATAGGTTTACAAAAACAACCAAGTGTTTTACCACGTAACTCTTTCAAATGCTCAATTATCCACCTATTGCTGTAATTACCACTGGGATCGTTTATTATGATTTCCTCTTTCCACTTTTTCCATTGTAATAACCACGTTTTGTATTCAGCAATTACAGCATCCCTGCTCATACTTCTACCCATTCGCCAGGGATTACCCCATTTTGAACCACGACCAATATAAATATCATAAGGTTCTTTTTTACAATGAACTACTTTTGTCATTATCTCCCCCAATTAGAAATGATTATAATTTTTCTTTAGATGCACTTACAAACAACACTGGATCTTCTCCTGAATCTTTTCCCCATTTCAAAATACACCCAAATCGTCCAACAGAAGGAACACAATATGCAATAATACCATTATCTTCTTTCGCAGTTATTACATGACAGGAACTACCTTTTTCATAATACAATGATAATGGTTTTACAATAACACATAAACGCTTTTCTTCTGTTTCAGGAATTACCCATTCATAACTTCGCCATGCTTCACTGGAAATATCTTTTTTATTCATTTTACGCCCCCATTTTTATTATTATGTCAACTTCACCAAATAACCTGTCGCCCCATTCACCGAACCCGCATAATGGAGTGTAGTTATTGATTCTGGAACCTTTATCACAATTGTATTATAAAGCCCACACGCCCAGATGATGTTTGCAGCCGTAGTCACAGCAGCAACACCAAAGAAAAATGAGCCGGTCAATGCCGCCGTAAAAGCATAACTTTCACCGGCCACAACTGTAACACTATGATCGCCACCTATAGTAGCATCGGTAAGTGTTTGCCCACTGGCTGCTACTGGGTCGCAATTAATGGCCCCTGGTGCGGCCCGATGTCCGGCATTGTTACTAAGATATGTATCCACTATTTCCCTCCTTTTATTATTTTCCTAAATAGGAAAACCAACCGAAATAAGATAATTGGCAAAATAAATGCCGCAAGGATTTTAGGTATCATTTTTCTTCCAGAAATCGTTTAGCACATTCCGCCGCCCCACAAGCACACCATGCCCACTCATCGGCGATATATTCCAAATCTTCTTGCAACCGTTTGTTTTTAAGTCGTAATTGAAGATTGTCACCAGTCATTCTTTTACAATCGGTCTCAAGTTCATCTATTTCTTCTTGCATAACTTTGAATACACCTTGTGGATAATCATCATTAGCAATTACCATTTTATTCCCCCGATTTAATTGTCATTAGTGATTCATTAGTCAATAACCGAATATTCCTTGTTCTTCCAATATCTGTGAGTCCTACATCCTCAATCTTCAACCCCCACCCCCGACTTGCTTCCCGCAAACCAGAAAGAATCTCCCGCTCCAAATCGGCCAGACAACCCCGCAACTCATCAAGCCCCCGCTGCGTCACAAATCGGAAGATAATCTTCAAGCCGGTATTTTGAATATTCTCATCATATTCAAAAACTTCTAAAATCGCCTTCCGTGCATTATCCACCCGATACCTTATCGTCCCCGAAATCGCCAACTCATGTCCATCTTTCGTCCATACACTCTGACACCGTAAATCCTTCACCTGTACTTTAACCTTCACAGCTTCAATATGCTGAAAAAGGGGCACATACCAATAGAGACCCGCATCCAAATCCTTAATCCACACCCCAGCAAAAGGCCAACGGGCCGTTATTCGCACCCCACCTTCATCGGGGTCAACCATCCAGGGGCGGGGGATGAAGCAGGTGAGCTTATTGATAAGCTGAATTAGCCAATGCATTATTTAGTGCCCTCCAGGGCTTTTACAACCCTTAATTCAGTAGGTGTTGCATTGTCCTCAACTTTAGCTAATTCGAGTAGGGCTAAATCTATTTTTTCTTTTAGCCGCTTATTCTCGGTCTGGAGTTCACTTACGTACTTACTTATTTGTGGATTTTCTTCTATCCCACAACAACATGGCTCTATAGGATAACTACAATAATTCTTGTGCATCATTATGGTTCCTTTTTTATGGCTTGCTCAAGTCTGCAATACAATTCATTAATTGTGTGTTGCCATCTTTCAAAAAGTTTACTTCTTCATTCAATTGTTCAATCTTTTCTTTCAGCCGTTTGTTCTCTTTTAGTTGAGCCAGCAAATCCAGTTCAATTTTCTCAACATAATCCCGCACTTCACCTTCCACACTGTACAATTTCTTATCAACCCATAATTTTGGCATTTTACACCCCCCAATTTGAGAATTGAAAAAAAGACTGCCCTATATGGTTCTTACCACTTTTACAAGCTAATCTTATACCAAAATCCTAAAAATCCCCTTCTTTTTTCCTATTTTTCAGCAGATTTTTTGCTGGTTGTAGGGGTTATAAAAGATAGAGGGATTGTAGGGATTATAGGGTTATAGTTGTATGGATTATATGGGTTATAACCAACAGTTAGATTGTATGGATTGTATTGTTTGTATTATTTATATTATTTATAGGTACGATTAGGGGGTCTAAGAACAACAGACTCCTATATCTCCATTGCCGAAGGCAAGGGTCATACCCCCCATACCCGCCCACATAGAGACCCCTCCAAAACCTTCTGAATGAAACATAACTACCATTATAAGACGTTGCCCCACAGAATCAGCGTTGTTGGTGGGGTGAGGGTTGATATTATCGGGCGAAAGATAGGATTATCGGACGAAGCAGACTACATAAGCGGATAATGAGTGGATAGCAAACAGATAATAGTGGAATATAGGTTCGGGTTGTAACGGTTATAACGATTATGACGACACTATCTTGCTAAAATGACACTATCTTGCTATCCACCTCAACTGTTCCTGACTTGTTCCCGACTTGTTCCTGACCTATGTCCCCTAAGGGGGAACAATTAAGTTGTGATATAATCGGCAGTTATACTACTGTTCCTATTTGTTCCCCCTATTTTGGCTATATAAACATATGGCGTAGAGTTATACATATAAGGGTATATATAGAGAGTGTATATAGAAAGCATATATAGTACGCCATAGATAGACTTTATGAAAAAAGGGGGAACAGTCGGGAACACCCCAGCTAAGTTGTTTGTTAGCCGATACTTAAGTGTTCCTATGAGAGTGACATTAGGGGGGAACAGGTCAGGAACACATAGGAACTCGGTAGGGATTGTCTGGAATTAATTTTAAGGCCGCTGGTTAAGCCGTGTTGCAATTTGGCCGATATTTGTTATACTTTTAATAGATGATCGATTGTAGGCCACGTGAGCAGCCTTCTCGTGAATGATAGATGGTAGGAGGATGTTAAAATGGGTAAGTTTATACTCAGTTGTATATTGCTTTGAGTGCTGGCCTGGGGGCTATTGCTTTAGCGGGCAATGCTATTTATTGGCTGGCACAAAAAATTTTCAAGTTTTCGTAAATTAGTGTTTGCATTTGGCCGATAGATAGTGTATAATTTAAGTAGAAAGCGGAAAGCAGCGGCCTTATTAGGCAATCGGGCCTTGCCGGTTTCAAGCTTTCCGCTTTTCTGGCAAGGCCCAATTTTTTAAGAGGTAAAAATGAAAAAGTCAATAATTAGACAAGTATGTGGTGAAAAAGTACGATTTTGTTCAGAAGGTTGTGAAGAAGGATTTCGTACAGATAGGCGTGTTGGTCTTATCTACCCACAATATGAAATAAAAGGTAAACGAATGGGTGTAGAAAAGGCAAGTATAAAGGGTTTTTTCTGTGCTTATTGCAGTGAATCTTTATAACCTAACAGATTTTAGCCTTTCCCGATAAAGCGGGCCTGTCCGGTGCAAGGCCAGACAAAGGTATTATAAGTGGAGGATTAAAAATGGCAACAAAAACAATAGCACAATTAGAGGCAGAAATTAAAGATTTGTCAAGTCGTTTGTATTATTGTAGCAATACAGGCGAAGGCCGAAAAATGAGACGGTGGATTGAATCTGCAATACGTGCAAAAGAAAAACAAATTGATAAGATAGGAAAAGGTTCGCAGTTATGGACAGGCGATTATGAACCAGATTTAGCCTAACGGACAGAAATTCAGCCGTCTGGCTCGTGCAAGTCGGGCCATAGGCATTAAAAAATCGTCCGAAGTGTAGATCGGGCAAATAAAATAAAAAGCGGAAAGCAATGTCACATTTAATCATATTAGCATCACTTCTGATCTATCTCATTGTCTTACATTTCACCGATAGACCGCACAAGGTCTCTCGTGATATTGCTTGGCTGCGTGGCAGGATTAGGCTGCCGGAGGACTAAAAATGCACACTGACGAATGGGATAAAGTATTTGAGGAGTTAAAAGCGGAACTGGGCAAAGACCCAACAGTAAGAGAAGTACAGGATCGGTTGTATCAAAATCACTTTGGAAAATGCAGTATTGAGTATGAAGTGATTATATTAACAGTGTTAGCGTTTATTGTGATGCTGTAAAAGAAAGTGAGGGTGATTTATGGATGCTTATATTTACCAAGCTGATTTATATTGTGCAAGTTGTACAGAAACAATTAAAAAAACCTTGCAATCACCAACTAATATTGATGATGAAAATACTTTTGATTCTGATGATTATCCTAAAGGCCCATATTCTGATGGAGGTGGAGAATCTGATTGTCCACAACATTGTGGCCAGTGTAACGTATTTTTGGAAAATCCATTAACAGATGAAGGATATGAATATGTAAAACAAACATTGTTAAAACCTATTGAAGATGACTCAATATTAGCTACTTGGTTTGATTATTATGGTTTCGATGTTTCAACAATGTAGTAATTAAATAGCGGAAAGTGAGGGTGAAAAATGAAAACTAAAATCTTATATATTGTGATTCATTATAACAGTAAGCGAGACATTAACGGAAATTGTTATTGGGCTGCAAGAATAACTCGTACAAGAGACGGAAAAAGTATTGAATTAAAGACGCCCCATTATAGCAATCTAAATTCAGCAATGAAAGATTTTACTGGTGGTGAATGGGGCCGTTTTTATGAAACAACAAGAGAATTGTCAATTAGAGACTTTAATGGAATGACAAAAAGTTGGCCGTATTTTGGTTGTACTTCAATAGATATAGTGCCGGCAATCAAAAAAGCATTTAGGAAAGATAATCGCCGAAATTGTGGAGGGTAAAAATGAAGTGCTGTATTTGCAAAGGCTATTTTAACCCAAAACGAAACTCCCATTTTTACTTTGTATATCAAGCAAAAAGCGGGCGACACCATTACAAAAGGTGGTGTGCGGTTTGTGATGCAAATCGTCAACAAGAAATTGATAAACTTTATGACAAATTTAATCCTGATTTGAGGGTGTGAAAAATGATAACAATAAAAGATTTAGCAAACATAACAGACAAAACTCGACAAGGTGAGTTTCTACATTGTGGGATCTGTGGTGCAAGATACTCAGCAACACGAGGAGATTATTTTATGGCCGATCCCACAATGGCTTTTTACTGTTGTGGTGAGCCGATGGTGTTGGCTCGTGAGCATAAAGAAATTGTAGTGATAAGAGAGTGAGGGCAAAGAAAATGGACAAAACAATTTATCGAATATATCCCGATGGTGAAGTCATCGCTTTGTTTCCGCAAATATCAGCAAGCGTAGGCGGTGGGCTTTGTGAATCATATATGCACATAGGACAACACAGCGGAGCTACACCACAATTAGTTATCAACCGTACCCGATTAGCTACTCCAAAAGAATATGCACCGTTACAAGCTGAATTAGAGCGAATAGGATACAATCCAGTATCAGCAAAGAAGTTTACCCGAAAAGATTTTGAGATTAGACAACAACAATATTGACAGTAAAACAATGAAACTAACCAAAACCGACAAAAACCAAATAGCTGATGCTTTATCCCGCCGGTGTGTATGCAGCTACAGCAAAGCAGCCCCGATGATCCTGCGGCTTGCTGCACGTAAGGCTAAAGAAATGTTGGATAATGCAAAAGCAAAAACCAATTAAAGGGACGTAAATCAATCTTGCAGGCAATCCGTAGTACCTATCAAATCCTGGGGGACGAGGTGAACGTAAATCTTTTCTGTTATCTGTGTGCTGCTGTGGCCGAGTATCTTTGACACTTTAATTAGCGGCACACCGGCCCGAATCAAACGGGTAGCAGCAAGGTGACGCAAAGCATGAGGGCCAAATGGGGGAATTTTAGCTTTCTTAGCAAGTCTGACACAAAGACGATTAATGTAACACGGCCACTTAAATTGGCAAACAAATTGAAGGGACACATTTTTAGCTAAGATTTTCCTTGTAGTATCATTGAGCGGAATAGTTCTTGTTTTTTTACCCTTGCCGATTATGGTCATAAAACATTTTTTAGGCTCGATGATAGCTTGCGGCAAATCTAAAAATTCAGCACGGCGGAGAGCAGTGTTAGCAAAAAACTGGATAACATCACGATCTTTCGGTGTAGCAATTGCAAGGATTAATCTGTATTCATTATCTGATAGACATCTTTGTTTGGGGGATGTTTCTTTGAGAAATTGGATTGATTTAGCGGGGTTAGGATTCTTAAAATAATATCGGCAGTATGATCTAATGGCTGTTAAATTACAATTTGCTGTCCGATTAGTGCAAAACGTTAAAATGTGGGTTAAATATCTTTCAATATCGGCAGTAGTTAATGAACCATTTGGCCCGATAAATTTGTGAAATCGCTGAACAATGCCAATATAGCTCTGAAAAGTGCTTTTTGTATGGTGCTGCTGACAATAAAGTATCCAGGCTTTCATCTTTCCTCCTATAAAATATACGATTAATTAGTATAAATCCAAAAAATGATTTGTATTATTACAATCTGTAACAGATCAATGGGGTTTTGTCAAGCATAAAATTCAAAAAATTGGGGGGTTCCAAAATGATAATGAGAAAATGCAGTAATTGTGCCCGCTTTCAAAATTGTGAAGCGTTTCAGAAACATAAAATAGGAACATTAGCTTTAATTTGTTCTGATTTTGAATTTGTTTCAAAAGAAAAACTTACACCTTTTGACGCTGAATCAGAATTTCACATAACAGAATGTGAAAAGGACTACGGTAATATTACGGATAATGAACAAGATGAATTAATAGCACGTTTTCTAAGAACATTTGGGGGGTTAAATGATGGGGATAAATCTAAACAATCTTGCAGGTAATCAATTGTCAATCTGCCGACCAGGATGGACACAAGCCGACTTACACGCATATCAGCACTTGCACCGATACGGCAAAATTGTAACGGCACATTTTGTTCAAACCAAAGGGTTTGCAACTGTGCCGGAATTAAAGTTTTTTGAGAATGGGGGTTATGGAGATGGGCGAGTTTATTGACAACTACTCTGCAATGCGAAACAAACGATGCCCTAAATGTCTCCGATTAGTCAGAATGAATCGGAAAGAGTGTGAGTGCGGGTATGTGTGGCCATGTATTTGTGAAGGGTGTGGACGTGATACTAATGGATCATTGTTTTGTCCAGAGTGTATTAGGCCAGGACGATACCATTGGCAAAGAGAGTAATCGGCATAAAAGGGATAATTGATACAGACCATTGGAAAAAGTGTGTAGAAAAGTGAAGGAATTTGGATTTTGTAGTGGAGATTAGCTTGTATTAACGCAAGAGTAGCGTTCAGATAAGGAATGTTAATGTGAAAACATTTTCTAACTGGGGGATTAAAAATGAAAAGATTAACCTTAGATAAGACTTGGGAATTATGTTTGAAACAATGGCGATGGATTATTAAGCAGCGGAAAAAACACTCCACAAAAAACATAAATGTTTTGAAAGGAATGTGGTTAGAAAAACATAAATTTAATCTTGTTGTATCAGGTTGTTTTTTCTGTGGATATTGTGTTACACATGAAGGTTGGAATAGTAGTAGTAGTAGTAGTGGAGGTTGCTTGATATGTCCTGGTAAAAAAATTGATAAAACATTTGATTGTCAGTGTTTAGATTATCACTTTTTTTACAAACCTGAAAAATTCTACAAAAAACTTCTTGAATTAAATAGAAAACGTAAAAAAAGAAAAACTTGAGGGGACTATGTCAAATTCAACTTTGCCGCTCCGAACCTTTGACCAGTTTATCAAACACGCTTGTAAATGTTACAACTTAGATTTTGTATCGGCTAAAAACATTATCTTAGAAAAACTCGCAAGGGTTCGGTTGTCCCCGATAGCTGTAGTGGCATACATCAACTGGGCTGACAATGGGCTTTTAACAGAACAACAAATTGCCGATTGTCTTGGTATCACACAACAGGGGGTGCAGGATCATATTCAGCGGCTTCGTAAAGTTTGGCCCCACTTACCTGGCAAACCTAAAAAGTATGTGGGCAATATGCCACTGGCAATTTCTACCGATATGGTGCGGTTGACACCAGATATTATCAACAACACTAAGAAACTCAAAGTGTGGGGGATTTATCATTTTACCGACACTGAAGATGCGGAGTGACAGGGCAGTTGATGACAAGGATAGCTCGGTGGTTTAGAGGGCAGTGTCGGTTTTGCAATTATACTCGCAAGTGATCGTTGGTATGGTCGCTTGTCTAACTGGCAATTGGCCGTCTTGCCTAACCATGACGGCCACTGCAATCATAATATTATCACAAGGCCCACTATTGGAGGGGGTGGGTCTTTATTTCTCATAAGAAAGGAGGGCAGCAATCATCGGCAAAGGAGATAAACGCAGACCAACATTAATTACAAGAGAGCAAGAAGACCTCGGCTGGTTACTTGCTCTACAAAAAATTACTTTTAATGAGTATATAAAACGGCGGAAGAAATTAATAGAAGAAGGCAAGTGGGGAAGAAAGAAAGGTTTTTGATGAAAGATAACGGAACAATAAGAAAATTTGAAACAGGTGCTACTCGTGATACAGTAAAAAATAAACTCGACTATGAAGGTGCACTTTCTCCTTTGGTTCTTAAAAGATATTTAGAATACTTACAAAAACATACAACACAAACAGATGGTAATATTCGAGATGGATTAACATCACCATATGATAATTGGCAATTTGGTATTCCCCTTTCTACTTATATGAAATCAAAATGGCGGCACTTTATGGCAACTTGGAGTGTTCATAGAGGTTGGTCAAAAAAGGATATTGAAGAATCTTTATGTGGAGAAATGTTCAACACAATGGGTATGCTCCATGAAATTTTGAAAGCAAAAACAGAGGAAAAAAGTGGATGACAAAATAGTTTCTTTATTCTTTTTTCTTGGTTCTATTTGTCTCTTTATTGGTAGCCTAATCAATTTTTTGAGGAGTTGGAGATGATAGTATTTCTTGATCTTGATGGTGTGTTAGCTAATTTTGATAAAGCGGCTTGTCCTATTCTAAATGTATCTTATCCCCCATCTGATTGGCATTGGGATAAAGGTATATTAGATGGATTTAGAAAAGTAGATGAAAAATGCAATATAGATTTTTGGATAAATCTTGATTGGATGTTAGATGGAAAAGAAATCTTACAAGTAGTAGAAAGTTATTTTGAACCAAAAAATATTTATTTACTTACTGCTCCAATGTTAAATCCAGGATCAGGTACAGGAAAAATGTTATGGGTAAAAAACCACCTTCCCCAATATTATGAACAACTTATTATTACAAGAGCACCAAAACATTTATTGGCAAAACCCGATACTTTGCTGATTGATGATAAAGATGAAAATGTAGAAGGATTTTGGGATGCTGGAGGGAAAGCAATTCTTGTACCGAGACATTGGAATAGGTTTTATGCTGTTGCAAATTCTGCTGTTAAATCAATTAAAACTGATTTTGAAGCAATAATGGAGGGGGAAAATGGCAAAAATTCTTGTGGTGGGTGACATCCATGAACCTGTATCCCATCCAGGCTATCTTCAATTTTGTAAAGACCTCTATAAAAAGTGGAAATGCAATACTGTTGTTTTTATAGGTGATGTCGCCGATTTTCAGGCTATCAGCTTCCATGTTAAAAATCCCCAATGTCCTGGCCCTGATGATGAATATATATTGGCAAAACAGAAAATTCAGAAATGGTATAAAGCGTTTCCAAAAGCAAAAGTATGTATCGGGAACCATGATGAAAGAGTTATCCGATTAGCTGAATCGGCAAATATACCAAGTAAATTCCTGCGTGATTTTTCTGATATTTGGAAAACGCCTAATTGGGAGTGGGATTATGAGCATATTATTGACGGCGTATATTATTTTCATGGTACTGCTATGGGTGGTGTACATCCTGCCTGGAACGCCGCAGGAAAAATGCTTATGCCGGTCGTCATGGGTCATTTACATTCTAAAGCTGGTGTTAAATGGCGGGCTAATCCTCTTGCTCGCATCTTTAGCGTGGATGTCGGCTGTGGTATTGATGTGGATGCTTACCAGTTTGCCTATGGCCGACACATAAAAGAACGCCCCATTTTAGCTGCTGCTGTTGTGTTGGATGGAATTCCGTATCATGAGATTATGCAGTGTGGAACGGGTGAACGATATCACAAATCGAGATTCAAAAAATGACTACGCACAAACCCGACCAAAACAAACGGCACAAGGCAAATAAGCAGGCCCGTTATCAAAGGAGAGTAGCAAGGCGGAAAATGTATAAAGGATTAACTGCACCGAGAGGCGGTTTTGTGAAATTAATGAGGAAAAAATGAAACACAAAATAATATTAGTTCGAGGAGAACTTGCTTTTTGTACAGTATGTAAAGCTGGTGAAGGTGAATTAACTACAGAATGTTGTGGTCGTCCAATGTCCGAAGAAGAACGAAAAAGAGTTTATGAAATTGGCAATTTCGATTTTGTAAACGGTGAATGGGTAGAAAAATGAATATTCCACCAATACCTAAACCTAAACCCAGAAAACCAGTCTTTCCCGATCCTGATGAACGAATGAGCAAGATAGAACTCCGACAAGAATTACGCAAGGTATTATTTGCCCTCCGAGCATCTTTACCGGCCAGAAAAAAGGGTCTTGCGGATTTGATTGTCACATTTTCATCCCGGTTGTTGCCGCAAGCATTAGTAAATTTGCCTTATGTATCAGTGGATGGAAAGGCTAAGAATCGGAGTAAAGATGAATGTGTAGCGGCATTGATTAGTCACACAATCCAACAGGGATGGGCTTATCAGCGATTAGTAAACATAGATAAACTTGATAATGATACTATGACAGGAGAAATTAATAAAATTAAAAAAATAACCAAAGTGGGATTAGGTAATTGTAAAGCAATCGGGGATGCAAAAGGTTATGAATTGGAGATAAGATGAAAATTACGATTAAAGAAAAAGTTGGAAAACAAACGCCTAAAATAAAATTAGCTGATCTAAAACCAGGAACAGTTTTTGAATATGAAGATGGGGCTGTTGGTCTGAAGGGTGTAGAGATGGGTGAAATATTCCTTTTAACATACTCTGACTCTGATAGAACCAATTGGTTGACAATTGCAGATGGTTATAAAACTGAACCAATTAAAAAAGTATTAGGCACAATTGAAGAAGTTATTGTGAGTCCATTATAATATGAACTATCAATCCATTCTTGAAAAAGCGGGCTACCCAACAACCGCACTCGTGCTTGACTTCGAGAGCTACTATGACAAAGACTATTCCCTAAAGAAAATGAGCACCATCGAATACGTTTGTGATCCCCGATTTGAATTATTGGGATTAGGGTTTGAAAGATTGGGCGGCAGTCGTGTTTTATTTTATACTCCTGATGAAATTGGTAGTGTATTTGCATATTTACATGATTATTTTGGTGATAATCTTGAACGATGCACGATTGTCGGCCAAAATCTTTTTTTCGATTGTCTTATTCTAAAGCGGCACTTTGGTATTACCCCCCAATATACAGTTGACATTCGGGATTTAGACAGAGTATGGGATGCTCGTGACAAACATTCTCTTGAATACACGGCAAAAAAATGGAAAGCCCCAAAGCCCAAAGGTAAAGTTGACCAGTTCAAAGATTTTTATTGGGCCGATATGGATAAGGAAAAGCGACAGGCTCTTGAAGAATATTGCAAAACTGATATAGAAATTGAATCATTTTTGTTTCAGAAACTATTGCCTTTAATCCCAAATCCAGAAATAGAATTACCATTAGCAACACAAACTTTGAAATTATTTTTGGAACCACAAATCCTTATAGACAAAGAACTTGGAGCAGAATTAAAGCAAAAAATGTTACTGGAAATGTTAAAGCCTTTGGAAACTCTGCGGGAAAAAGGTTTTGATTATTCCCACGAAGATATATCGGGCAACATTTCTTTGGAAATTGCCTGATAATGAGCAAGTGCCAACGAAAATGGGTAAAAAGGGATTAATTCCTGCATTAGCCCAAGAAGATGAAGGATTGCGATATTTACTGGGGCATGAAAAAGAAATTGTCCGATTATTAGCTAAAGCACGAGTGGCTATTAAAAGCTGGCCTCTACATATAAAACGGGTGGATAACATTCTAAACCAAGCAGTATGTTCTAATGGTAAAATCGGAGCACCATTATCTTATTATGCAGGACATTTAGGCCGATGGGGTGGAACTGAAGGAATCAACTTACAGAATCTTGGGGGACGAGGGCGGGGTAAGCCTATCCACCCACTTATCAGTCAAGTGCGGCAAATGCTTAAAGCTCCTGATGGGTATATTTTTGGGATTCCCGATTATTCTCAAATAGAAGCCCGAATCCTTGCTTGGTTCGCTGGGCAAAATGATTTACTTCAGACATTCAAAGAAGGTAAAAGCCCCTATTCTGAATTTGCAACAGAACTTTTTCAATGTCCTGTACGAAAACCAGAAGATACAGATCCCGAACCAGTTCGCAAACAGTTGGCTGTTCAATATGGGTTTGGAAAAGATGCTATTCTCGGCTGTGGCTATGGGATGGGCACTAATAAATTTTATGCTCGTTGTCGTGAGAATGTAAACTTACGGCCATTATTTGATAGCGGGGAATATGATTGGGATTTTGTTGACAAGCTAATTAAAACTTATCGGAGTAAGTATTTCAAAATTCCAGAATTCTGGCGAAAAGTAGAAAAAGCATGGAAGTTTGTGACTAAATACCCGAAAGAAGTTGTTGATTTGTTGCAACCTTATTGTGGCCCCGCCCCACCAAGATTAAAATTTTGGTATGAAAATAATGCTACTTTTATTGGGCTTCCTTCTGGCCGATTTATCCGCTACCCTTATGCCAGTGTCAACAAACAGGACGATTTACTTTATCGTTGGGGCCACCTATGGGGCGGTTCTATCACCGAAAATATTGTGCAAGCTACGGCTCGTGACATTCTGGCAGAAGCATTGCTCCGATTAGAAAATGCAGGTTACAATATTTTATTTCATAGTCACGATGAAATAATCTGTTTACTAAGTGATTTTACATCAAGCAAATCTACTACCGAACTTTGGCTACAGGGGATGATAAATCTCATGTCCTATGTTCCATACTGGGCAATTGGTTTGCCTATTAGTGTTGAAGGAAAATTGTGTGAAAGGTATGAAAAATGAGCCAATGCAATTATTGTACTTTTCAATGGATTAAGAAAAATAGACCCAAAGGATATAAAATAAAAAAGATACTAAGTGATTTTGGATTGGGGGGGATTGATGTTTTTATAGTTCCACACAATATTACTGTCACTGATATAAAACAATGGAAAAAACCATCTAAACAATTTCCAAATGGTGATGAAAACAGACAAAAATATTTTGTAGCGTGGTTTATGGAATTACCTGATTTTTGTTGTTGTTGAAAAATAAAAATGGGGGTGAATTATGAATTCAGAAAATTTACAAGAAAGACTTAAACAATGTCGGAAAGATAAAGCTGCGATTGAGGTTTTAGAAAAAGAGTTGGAAAAACAAATTAAGGAAAATGAAGAGCTGAAGTTTGGTGATATTGTGGATTGTACTCATGGAAAACGAATTGTGCTTTATTGTCCTAAAAGGAAAAAACTTAGGGCGTTTGATATGCATGGGAACAGTGTAGGCGATGCGAATAGCACTTTTTATATGCAAACAGGTAAAAATATTTTCAAAAATAATCTACTTGGTTTAGGCTACTAAATTCCCAATTCTAAAGGAGAATAAATAAATGCGAGAAATCAGACTTTCTCCATCTGCAATTAATGACTACCAGCACTGTCCATTATCTTATCTTTATGGCTACATCTATGGTCTGTCCCCTGAACGAGAAAAGGACGCTTTCCGCATCGGAAGACATTGGGGCAAATGTCACGAAATCATAGGTATGGTTCCACAAAGCCGATGTCCCAGTTGTCTCAAACGTGAAGAAATTCGGCCCGATTGCTATCTTTGTGCAGGGACGGGGGTACTGCCCGCTGATTTAATGGATGCAGTGGTTCGTTATCTCAATTGGGTTTATGAAAATGTGCCCGATGGTAAAACCCACGAACAATGGGAAGTAGAGCGGATTACATTACTGTATAGTTTCAGCGGTTATCGGTGGCATTATCCCGATAGTTTGTTTGAGGTTATGGGTTCGGAAATCAAATATGATTTGCCGGTAGTTGATCCCAGAACCAATCGGAAGATGACCAAATCTCGGTCAGTTGGTAGGGTTGACCATCTTATCAGGATAAAAGATAGCGGGCTTTACTATGTGCTTGAACGTAAGAGTACATCACAATCTTTAACCACCAACCGATATTGGAACTATCTCCAACGCAATGTCCAGACTGTAGATTATTTGTGGGCCACTCGTATTTATCAGCGTTTGGGTCATTTAGAAAGTGTCGGGATTAAAAAAGATGACCCACTGATTGAGGGGGTTTTTTATGATGTTTGGCATAAGCCCGATATTGCACCTCGGCGATTGTATAAAAAAGAACTCGCTGAATTTGAAAAAACTGGTGAATATTGCAACCAACCATTTTCTTCTATTCCTGATTTTGAAACCCCCGAAATGTATGGGGCCAGATTACTTAGTGACATTAGTGAACGGCCTGAACATTATTTTGCCCGCAGGGAATTTCCTATTAGTCCACAGCAGCTTGAGAAATTCGAGTTGAAACAGTCTAAGCTGGCTAAGAAAATCCGATTGGAAGAGGATAAAGATCTATGGGTAGCCCACGAAGGGAGTTGTCAAACACCTTTTACTTGTGATTTTTGGCCGTTGTGTTCTCAGAATATTGAAATCGGCCCAAATGATATTCCAGAAAACTTTAACAAGCGGGAGGAAAAATGAAATGCGTATAGAAAAAAATGAAATGTTTGAACCAATAAAAGTAGTATTAGAAACACAAGAAGAAGTAAATGCTTTATTTGCTTTAATGAATCATACCAGTATAACGGAAGCAATTCCTGTACTTAAAGGATGGTGGGAGAGATTAAAACAATTCAAAACACAAGATTATGAAAAAATTCATAACTTCTTAAATAAAAACGTAATAAAAAAATAAGGGGAAAAATAATGAGTGAAAAAATGATTGAAATTAAAGGTCAGAAAGTTTCAGAAAGCACAATTGTTGAGGCATTGAAAAGGCATTGTAGCTTTCAGGAGAATTATCAGTTTCAAACAGGGGATGTAGCAAAAAATGAATGGGGTGAGTGGAGAGTAGTAATCAAAACAGATATAGGACTGATAATAGGTTGTGATAAATTTGGAAATTGGCAAGGAGCAGATCAAAAAGATTTTGAAAGTGTTGGTTATCAGAAAATCACTACTCTTTCTGAACTTATAGAATGTTGGGAGAAACATAATGGCTAAATTACCAGTCCCTAAACTCAAAAAACCAGCACCCCCACCACCGGCTAAAAAGCAATCAAAAATACCAACAACATCGGCCAAAAAATTCACAATCGCCGCTTGGACTGGTGCTGGTGAAGGTGAAAAAGTTATTGTTTATGGTGTTACCGGCAGAGGAAAAACTTCTTTGTGCCGATTATTACCAAATGCCGTCTTTGTCGGGGCCGATCCTGGTGGTAGCAAAATTCGCAATCTTGATGGAACACCATTAAACTGGATTCCAAGTATTGAAACATTCCAAGATGTGCGGGATGTATTCCATTCAAATATATTTGAATCGGCGGAAAATATTGTTGTTGAAACAGCTACAGACATTGAACAGTGGGGATTAGCCCATACTCTTGCCAATGTACCCAAACCAAAATCTCAGGGCGGCGGGCAAGCAACTAATGTGCATGATTATGGTTACCATGAGGGGTTTTCCCACTGGTGTGATACTATGTCACTACTTCTCTCCGATTTTGACCGATGGATACGAAAAGGCAAGAATGTAATTCTAACAGCACAAGAGACAACTATCAAATGGAAAACAAGCGGTGTGGAAGATTTTCTAATGGCCGCTCCTGAATTACATCACAGTCGGACAGCCTCAACTTTATTGGCTTATTTGCGTTGGGCTGACCATATACTGCGAATTGATTATGCCAATACGTTTGTCAAAGATGGTCGGGCAAGTCCCACTAAAGAGCGGGCTATTTTTACTGAGGGGGATGCTACGTTTTTTGCCAAGTCCCGCACGATACCGGCGGAATTTTCTGTAGTGGAATTCAAAAGTCCAGAAGATGATAGTATTTGGAGGCTCCTATTCAATGAAAACTAAAAAAGAAATTCAAGAAATGATTTCAAAGTGCCAACGGCTTCGTAAAGTTATGCCACACTATTCTATGTTTGGTGATGATAATTGGAAAGGACTTGATGATAATGTTGAAGCTCTTACAAAATGTTTGACTAAAAGTGAAAAAGAAATAGAAATGCTTGAACGAGTTCGCCTTGATGCAATTGATGAATTGAGTCAAGATTGGGATGAAGATGGTAAAGTAAAAGCCTATAATTGGATGCTTGAAAAAACTGAAGATGATTTAGTAACTGATGAAGATTTAGAATGTTTTGAAAAGGAGGAATAATGGGGGTTCAAATTAGCGGAGGAAAACAACAAGGCCGGAATGAACGATGTGCTTGTGATTCTGGTTTGAAGTTTAAGTATTGTCATGGTGATCCCGTTAAACAAATGCTCTGTACTCGTGTAGCTAATGAACACATGGTTTCGCTCATCCGACAAGAGCAGAAAAAACGGGGATTGATTCCTTATGATTGGAAATGTAGACATTGTAAATCAGGTTTTGACAAACCAAATCAGGGCGTTGTAACCCCGCATTTGCCGATGTGTCCGAAATGTGGGGCGACAGATATTGAAGAAAATAAAAATAAAAATAAAGGGGTGGGAGATGAAAAAGGTGAAAAAAGTAAAAAGAGTAAAGAAAGTGGGATTTGAAGATTTGGAACAAGGACAATTTTGTAAGTATAGGAAACAAATTTATTTAACAGATGATTGTCTCAACCCATGCAGTATTCAACTTACAGGCCGTGATGCAGGAGGTGTTAACGGGCTTAGTGCTAATAGTTTAGTCACACCAATTAAAGTAAAAATAGTGGAGGTAAAATAATGTCACAAATTAATCGCACAGGCACGTTCCGATTTCAAGCTACCGATGCAGGAATAAAAGCAAAGAAAAAAGGTGAAAAAGATAGTAATGTTGTTCAATGGATAGCCCAATTAAAAGCAGTAGAATATTATGACGAAGAAACTGAACAGTGGATTGATTGGTCTGAGTATGATGAATGTGAAATTACTGCTTACTTAACCCTTTTTGGCAAAGAAAAACAAGCAATTTTTCATGTTCACCAATTGCAAAAAGCATTAGGGTGGTCAGGGGCAGATTTTTCAGAAATTGAAACAGAACATATTGCTGATGTAATTTTTCAAGGGCGGGTTGAAGAACACACTTATGAAGGTGTTACCAGTTTACGTATCGCCCAAGTTGATGCTTACGATGCTGAACCTGGTCGAATTCTTCAGAAGTTAGATGCTGATGAAGTTAAGAAACTTAATGCTAAATTTGCCAGTCAATTACGAGAATTGAGTGGGGGAATTAAACCCCAAAGTGTGCCCAAACCTAAAGTTGATAAAGAGGAAGCCAAAGCAGCAAAGAGAGAACAATTAGCAGGACAAAGAGCTCGTGGCAAAGCAGCAGAAGCTAAAGCCCCGCAACCTAAATCTCGGCCCGTACCGCCTCGATCGCCTGCAAAAAACAAGACTGCATCGGAGGAACAAGAGAAAATTGACAAAGGTTCAGCGTGGGCAGATTGTTGTGCGGGGCGAGATAAATCTGTTTCCGATAAAGATTTAGAAAACGCTTGGCATAGGGTAGTTGATGAACTTGATGGAGAAGATGTGGTTGAAAAGAAAAGTTTATGGGCAGATGTGAGAGATAAAGTAATTACTCAAGTGAAAATACCTATATAATAAAATTGTTCCCCGCAGGAGTTTTTCGGACACGGAGGTCCATTATCTTTATATCGGAGGAGAATAAATGTAATGGACATGCAAGCCAAGTTCCTACAATATCAAAAAAATATCTACCCGATGATGGTAGAGCAATTAGCGGGGGGCTTGGGGACAACTGTAGAATCTATCAATAAACTGGGTGTCGGCTTCTGCCCTGGCAGTCAAAGCTGGGTCTGGGCTGAAAGGGATGAACAGGGGGAAATTGTTGGTCTTGGTCACTATTACCCCGATGGAAAAAAACGGATGGAGGAAGGGTCTAAAAGGGGACTAATATATGAGTGTACGGGAAGTATTAAAAAAGAAAATGTTTATCCGCGAAGCAAGTTTATTCGGACATATAACGCAAGTGTGGATTGCCCGTTATGTGGAAAAAGGGATTGGTGTCTCATATCTGATGAGGATN